ATTTAGTTAATTTAGTTAATTTAGTTAATTTAGTTAATTTAGTTAATTTAGTTAATTTAGTTAATTTAGTTAATTTAGTTAATTTAGTTAATTTAGTTATAGTTGTTTAAAAAATGAAAAAAAAAGAGAGATTTTATATATGTATATGTTTACGAATAGTTCAATTTCGTGGTGTGAAAGGAAATATACTCATTCTGAATATATAGCCGAATATTGGAATACTACAACCGGTATATTTTTATGTATAAGTGCAATTTATTGTATGATCAAAAATTATTATGAGAATATCTATATGTTATATAAAAGTAATATGTTGTTATTTATCGTAGGTGTGGGTACAATGTTATTTCATGGCACGCTTATTTATTTTTGGCAATTATGTGATGAAATTCCAATGTTATTAATTGTTATAGAATATTACAAATTAATAACAATACATATAAGTTTTATTAATAGAGTAGATATTTTTTGCATAGATTATGAATTGATGTATCATATGATTCCGGTTATAATTTTAAGTTATTATATATATCCGTCATTGCAAGTTATTATATTTCAAGCAACACTTAATATATTTATAGTATTACTATTGTATTCTCTGTATAAAATAAATAAAAATCTAAATAGACTATTTTATGAAAAATATACGTTTAATTTAGATAACGAGTATATAATAACTTTAAATGATAAGTGTCAAAGTCAAAGTCAAAGTAAATTATTAAAGTCTATTGAAAGTTTCAAGATATATTCTAAACATAAAGCGTTATTAAAACGGTATAATAAAAGAGGTATATGTGTATTATTATTTAGTTTGTTAATATGGAATATAGATAATCATTTTTGTGAAAGTGCGGGATATTTTCAGTTGCATGCTATATGGCATATTACTACAAGTATAGGAATGTATTATTCTAATGAAATTATAAAGACATATATATTGATTGATAAATACATCTAATTGTCAATTGATTTCGTATTTTTTAAACCAACTTGTAATATCATTTATATTTAACCAAATGCTTTCAGTATCAGTATGTTTTATTTCATTTGGATTATATACATTTTCCATTACAACATTATTAAGTAATAAATTTTCTACATTGTCATTGATTACTTCATTTGCTATATCTGATAATTCTAAATCTGTCACACCTTCCTTAACTACATCTTTAAATATACTTTTTAAAAGTTTTATTTTATTTATTTTAGTTTCATCTGTTTTTTTAACAATGTTTAATATATCATTTTTCATTTTTTCATTTTCAGAAATATGTTTACCTAATCTTTTTTTAATTGAAAATATATTTTCGCGTTCTTTATTTCTAATATCAGACCACTCTTCTTCGCTATTTTTTATATTTTTTTGTTTTGATAAATAGTTATCAGCATCTGGATAAAAATTTTTATCTATAACTGGAAAATTGGTATTATTTTTAATATCTTTACCTCTTTTTACAGGAATTATTTGACCAAAATTTGTCAACACGCCTACTATTTCTTCTCCTCGTAAATTAGTTGTCATATATATATATATAACAATAAATAAAATAATATTTTAAATATAGCTTTTAAGAAGAAGTTTGATTAGCTATTTTTTCTTGTTGAACTTGTTTATTTTGGATTTCGTTAATAACAGATTTAGCTATAGTATTAATTATATCTGGATTATTGATTAACAATGTATTAATATATTGCAATTGTGTATTTGAAGACAATCCAGTTATAATATTTGCAATTTCAGGATTTTGTACAAGTAATTGGACAGATTTTGTTAAAGAGGCATTACCTTTTAATGTAGTAACAATATTTGTCATCTCTGGTTGTGTATTTACTAAAACATGAGCCATTTCGATGTCTGAATTTCCTGACTTTAAACTATTTTTTAACCCGATAACTACACTATGTAAAATACCATTTGCAGGAATTGGTAAGATTGCTACTAGTTCCGATGCAGCGAATAAAACAAACCCAAATATTGATGCAATATCTTGACTACTCATTTACCTTTTTGTTATATATGTCTATTTTTAAATTGGTTTTTAAACACAATTTAAAAAAAAGTGATTTATTTTCTTTATTTTCTTTATAACATAATGGTTAATACTAGAAACAAAAAAAGAAAATTAGAAGAAATTTTACCAGAAAATTTATCAATAGAGCAAGATATTGATATTTCAGTTACTAAAAAAAAAAAGATAAATAACGTGGTTGATAATACAACAAAAAAAATTGAAATAGACAACAAAAAAATAGACAATGAGGAAGAGACAGAATCGGAATATGATATAGAATCGGAATATGATACAGAATCGGAATATGATACAGAATCGGAATATGAATATATAGAGGGCGATGGCAAAGGTGTGGAGGCACTTATCAAACAATCTATTTTAAATTTAGTAAAAAGATATACAAATCATGAATCTAAAAAGCAAAAAAAAAATCTTGATACGTATGATAAATTTGTATTGCATACGAATTCTATTTATGAAGGAATATTTTTTGAAAGAGAATCCATTGAAGATAAAAAATCTAAATTAAAGAATTTGTATACGGAAGAAGAAATTAAAATAATTAATAAAGAACTTGATAACATAAAAGAAAACTATCGTATAAATGGACCTAGTATAATAGATATTTTAAAAAGTAATGGTGATATAAAACAAAAACAAAAAATGTTGGAGAGATTATACCATTATACTAATTCTGATATATTGACACACGATTATACAAATAATTTAAATATAATACAAAAAAATACAAAGCGTTATGATGATCCTCAATTAGAATTATTAGAAAATGAAATAACAAGAAAATCATCTACATTAGATTTTTCAGATGATTACAGAGAACGAATTTTAAAATCCAAAATGTCATTACATAATAAAATATTAGCATATAAACGTCTTGAAGTAATGGACTGTTTTGAAAATACAGATACAAGCGAATATGCAAAATACAAAACGTGGATGGATATATTATTATCAATACCTTTTGATGAACCTATAGTAAAAGAAAATGGTATAAGGGATATAAGAAGAATATTAGATAACAGACTTTCATTTTTAGAAAAACCAAAAGATCAAATTATCAATATTTACACACAAATGTTAAGAAACCCGGATTTTACAGTTAATGCGATTGGATTATATGGCCCGAAAGGTGTTGGTAAATCAAGTATTATAAAAAGTATATCTGAAGCGTTAGATAGACCATATAGAACAATTAGTTTGGGTGGAGAATCAGATTCTTCTTTATTAACAGGGCATTCTTTTACGTATATAGGAAGTATTGCAGGTAGAATTATAGAAATTTTAAGAGAAACAAAATGTACAAATCCTATAATTCTTTTTGACGAATTAGATAAAGTATCTGAAAGTCATCATGGTAAGGAAATTATAGGTAATTTGATTCATTTAACTGATGCTACGACAAATAATAAATACAACTATGATAAATATTTTGCAGGTTTAGAATTTGATTTATCAAAAGTTCTTTTTGTATTTACTTATAATGATCAGAGTAAAGTTGATAGTATTTTATCAGATAGGCTATTTAAGATAAATATAGAAAACTATTCTTTAAAAGAAAAATTGGAAATTACTCGTTTACATATTATACCAAATATTTTACAAAAATATCATTTTCAAAATGAAACTATAAAATTATCAGATGATACAATTTATCATATAGTAGAAAAAAATACTAAAGATCAAGGTATGAGAGATATTAATAGAAAAATAGAAACTATAATATCAAGAATAAATACATTATTATTAACTGTACCTGAAGATAATATTGTAAAATTGAAGTATAAAAAGTTGTACCCATCATTTAATATAAATACAGTTTTACCAGTTACTATTTTAAAAGAACACATTGATATATTACTTTCAGATAGTTTTACAACCGATTCAGATACCCTAAATGATCCACCATTTGGAATGTACATTTAATTTAATTCGTTTTGTTGTTCTACAATCATTCTTTTTTTAACATCAAAATTATCAAGCGTTTTATCCATATTTTTAGTAGAATAAAAACCTAATAAAGATACAAATGGTTTTTTAACAACCGTATATACATTTTCTACAAAATTAATATGTTCATCCATATTTTTTGTACTGTTATTAACATTTTGCAATGTATTTTCTACTTTTTCTAAACGTATATATATTTTATCAAGACGGTCTAATAAAACTTTGTATTGTTCTTCTTTATTTATTTTATTTTCATTCATATTTTCATTCATCTTAAACTTCATGGCATTTATATTTTTATTCATTGTATTTATATTTTTATTTATTGTATTTACTGTAGAAAGTAGTGAAATTGTTCTTTTAATTTCATCGCCCATTTATTTTTAATATACATTTTTTTTTTTATTATTATACTCAATGTAAACGAAAAAAGAAATTACATGAACATCGTATTTTAATTTGAGAGACAATATTATTCGAGAATTTAATTTATTAATATATACATAATGAATAATATGTATGATTTAGTATGCATTGGGGCTGGACCAGCAGGATTAGCTTTAGCACAAATGTGTTGTAAAGTAAAAGGTTTAAAAATATTACTTGTAGATAAAGAAAATGATTGCGGGGGGGCGCACCGTGTGAGAAGGGTATATGTACCTCAATTAGGAGAAAATATGTTTACTCAACATGCACCTGTTGTATACGGTGGATCAACATATATAACATTTCAAAAATTGTTAAAAGAAATGAAAACTGATTTTTATGATTTATTTACAAAATACAATTTTAATATAACTGAAATAGGCGGTTCAACAATCTTTTCTGTACTTTCATTTGGTGAAATATCAAGTTTTATCTTACCATTTTTATTTTTAGTATTTAATGATGAATACGGTGACGATATAGTTTTACATAATTTTATAAAGAATTTTAGTAAAGATTCAATTGAAATGATAGACAGAATATGCGTATTAACCGATGGTGGCGATTCAACTAAATTTACACTAAATAAATTTTTACAATTATTAAATCAACAATTCCTTTATCCCTTATATCAACCAAAATTACCAAATGACATTGGGTTATTTAAAATTTGGAAAGATTATTTGACAAATAGTGATGTTGAAATATTATTAAATACAAATATTGAAAAGGTTAATATAGTTGATAATTTAATAGAATCAATAAATATAAGAGACAACAAAAAGATATATGCTAAAAATTTTGTTTTTGCTATACCGCCAAAAAATTTAAATGAAATAGTTAAAAAAAATAATATAAAGTTTGACAATAATGATATCAATTTAGATCAATATGCACAGGATACGGCATATTATGATTACATTTCATTTACATTTCATTGGAATAAAACTTTAGATTTAAAAAGAGTGTATGGATTTCCTGCAAGTGATTGGGGTATAGCTTTTATAAAATTATCAGATTACACTACATTTAAAGAACAAAATTCAAAAACAGTATTATCATTAGCTTTAACAAGATCTGAAAAAGTTTCAAAAAACATCGGTAAAACTGCTAACCAATGTACTTTTAATGAAATAGTCGATCAAGTTTATTTAGAATTAAAGATATTGTATGGAGAAAATTTTGAATACCCTACAATAGCTTTACTCTCACCTGGAGTCAAGTATGATGATATATTGAAAAAATGGATATCTTATGATACCGCTTTTATTAATAGTGCAAATTACGAATCATTAAATTTTAAAAATAACACCGTCAATAATATGTATAATTTAGGTACACATAATGGTAAAAGTTTATATAAATTTACTTCACTTGAATCAGCTGTAAGTAATGCAGTGTATTTATCAAAAATATTATATCCAGAATTAACACATGATCATGATCATGATACTATACAAATTGATAAATCAATTACATTAACTCAAATTATTTTCGCATTTTTAGTTTTTAGTAATTTTTTAGCATTTTTAGTTTTTTTAGGTAGGTTTAGAAATAAAAAATGAAAAAAAATAAAAATAGTAAGATATATTACTTTAATGGATTTTATTCATACGCAATCTAACATATTTAATACTTTGATTTATAAGTATTTTTTTACAAAATACAATTCAATATACAATTCGATATATAAATCAAGAAATGTACTTATTTTACCTAATAAAAATATAAATTCTCAATATAATACAAATTTAGATGAAAATAAGCACAGTTTAATATACGTCATATATAAAAATATACATTATAAAGAAATAAACAAAAATGAATTCAGATGCTATCTTGATTCAAATACAAAGATGAAAATTTTAAAATCTTTCAACTATTATAATAAAAAAATTCATTTATCTAATCATATTCTAATTATCGGAAAAAGATATATTGATCGTAAAACTAATTGTAAAATAAATGATTCTACTAAACTTTATTGTACATATCACATAAATGAAACTAAAAATCAAATGAAAAATGAAAACTTGCAAATGAAAAATGAAAACTTGCAAATGAAAAATGAAAACTTGCAAATGAAAAATGAAAACTTGCAAATGAAAAATGAAAACTTGCAAATGATTGAAAAAAGTTTTCCACAAAATCAAAGAAGATTATTTTTACTTAATTTAAAAAATACATTTAAGTCAATTGATACATTATATATAAATAACAGTATAAAAAATGGATTGTTTTTAGATGTAGAATATACAAATGATATATACGACGATTTCAGATCATTTCCAGAATCAAAAGATAATTCAATGTTATTCATGATAGGTATAGCTTTTATGAAACATAAAAACGACAGTGATTTGGAATTTATTCATTATACCGTAGATAAATTAACACCGGAATACGAATATGCAATTTTAAAAAACTTTTTAGATTTCATCAATGAAAAATATAAAAGAGAAAAGTGTCCTATTATAATTTACCACTGGAGTCATGCTGATAAAACATGTATAGAAAAGGCATTTAGAAAATATCCAGACCTATATAGTATATATATTATTTATCCTATAGAATTTATCGATTTGTTGCATGTTGTAAAACAAACAATTCAATTACCATGCTATTCGTTAAAATATGTTGCTAAAAGTTTATTAAATATAACTTATGATACAGAATGCAAAAATGGATTAGATGCAATGTGTTCCATTATACAAAAAAATATTTCAATGAATGATAACCAAAAATTAACAGATTTTGATATCACAAAAGATATCATACAATATAATAAAATGGATACTGTTTTATTATACAAAGTTATAAAATATTTTACTCACAACATTTAAGGCTCCGTTTGTTTAGATGGCCTCCCTCTTTGACTTTTATTCTTTTTACTTTTTGGAACCTTTTCTTTTTCAATTTCAACAACTATGTCGTCTTTAATGTCAATAATTATGTCGTCTTTAATGTCAATAATTATGTCGTCTTTAATTATTTCGTCTTTAATTATTAATTTTTCGTCTTTAATTTCGTTATCTAAACAAGGTGACTGTAAATATATATCCACATCATCTTTAACAATTTCTTTAACAATTTCTTTAACATTTTCTAATTCGATATCTTCTGCGTCTTCAAAATCTTCTGCATCAAAATCATCTGCGTCATCTGCGTCATCTGCGTCATCTGCGTCACTTTCTGCGTCATCGTAAATTGATTCCGAAGAATCGTCTGAATCAGATTTCGTTTCTTCAACATTTTTATCCAATAATGGTGTTTTTTCAGATTGTATTTCTTCAGATTCTATTCTATTCATATTATAATAAAAAGTAGAAAGTAACAAATCAACTCCAACAATATAAATAATAAACTTGTTGAAAATAGATATAGATTCTGGATTATAAAATAATACATATAAATAAATACATGAATATAAGACTAAACCTAACGCTATAGAATAAGTAGAAACATTAGAAACATTAGATTTATGCAAAATGCATTGTGAAAGTATAAACATCATAGACTTTATTTAAATCTTATAAATAAAATGCTTAATATAAACGTAAACTTATTTTGTTTTAGTGATTATAATGACAATGATGGTAAACATCACAAATATGTTCTAATATATCATTTTTTTCTCTAGAACCATTATAATCGCCTATAATTCTTCCAGTTTTATCAAAAAATTTAATAGTAGGAAATCCTCTAAATGATAATATACTTTTAAGATCTTCAGTTATTTCTTTACTTTCTATAGAAGTACAAGTGAAATCTTTTCCAATAGAATCACACAATTCATTAAAAGTAGGTTTGAATCGTACACAATGCGAACACCACGTGGCATGAATCAAAAGCATACCAGGATTTTTATTAATCTTGTTGTGATTTATATAAACACCATTTAAATTTGATGTAAAATCATTTTCCTTTATAATAACACCCTTAATATCACTCATAAGTATTTATGTATTTATATATTAAGTAAATAAAATAATAATAATAATAATAATAATAATAAATCTTAATGAACAAAGAACAAAGATAGGAAGTACCATTAATAAAATACATATATATATATATTTTCACACGGACTTTGTAACGTTTTGATAAAAATAATTGAATTTATATATTTATTTTATATAAAATATATGGATAATCCAAATAATCGTTTGATTACAAAAAGTGAAGTTGAAAATATTCTAAATTATTTCCAAAATATAGGTGACGATGATACCTTTTTAAAAATAAATAATTTAGAACATTACCAAGAAGCTTTTATTCATGAAAGTTATTATCAAGCTATTCAACATCAAATGACAAATGGAGAAATTAGTTCTTTATCAAATTTTTATTTACCAAAATCTTCAAGTGAACGTCTTGAATATCTAGGTGATTCAATATTAAAAGCTATTATGGGAAGATATTTGTTTGAACGTTTTGGGAATGAACGAGAAGGATTTTTAACAAGACTAAAGATTAAAATTGAAAAATGTAGTATGTTACATAAAATCGGTATTACTCTGGGATTTAAAAAATATATATTACTTTCTTTGCAAGTAGAAAATCAAACCATCCTTGACACGACAAGAGGTAGAGGAACACCATCTTTTTACGAAGACTCATTTGAAGCATTTATTGGTTCTATTTTAATAGATTTTGGAGAAAAAGGATATTTGTATGCGGATCGTTTTGTTAGATCAGTTATAGAAAATATTATTGATTTTGCAGAATTAATATCTACTAACGATAATTGGAAAGATTCTTTGCAGCGATTTTTTCAAAAAATTAAATTTAAGCCACCTGTGTATAGTTCTTTGCAAGAAGATGGTCCTTTATATAGAAAAATATTTACAAGAATGTTGGTTATATCGGATAAACAATTATCCGAAATGAGTGAAATAATACAGATGGATGTAAAAAAATACAATGTGCATATATTAGAAGAATATAGATTAAAAAACCCCACTGTTTTTTCAAAACTTTTTGATATATGTCAAAAAGATAATCATATCTTAGGTATTGGTTTTGGACGTAAAGTTACTGGGGCAGAACAAGAATGTGCAAAAACATGCCTTGAAAATTTACATATAGATTTAAATTTTTAAATTTTTAAAATTTTTAAAATTTTTTATTTTTTTTTATTTTTATATTTTTATAATATAAAACAAATGAATATAAATAATTTCGCTATTGCTTTTTTTGTACTAACTTTTACATGTTTAACAATCGCAACTTCAAGTATCGCTGTAGAATGTTATCATAAAACACCTGGTTTAAAAGAAGATAAAATAGGAAATTATTACTTTATACTTACTAACCTTTCTGTCTCTGTTATCATTTCTTTAATTTCACTAAAAAGTATGTATAATGCTACATACTCGGACTAAAAGTTCCAAATTTCAGAAAGATCTGTTGTCATGGTCTGCGTTGTTTCATGTATTTTAAATTTATTTTCTGTACTTTGTTTTTCTAAATAATCTAAAATTATTATAAAAATTTTATATTGTAAAGAGATTTCTATATGAGATTTAAAATTTTTATGACTATCATCTAATGTAAATATATTTAAAAATCTTTTCAATACACGTAAATCTACTTTACTACTACAATGTTCTCTTACTAGATCTTCTTTTAAAAGATCTTCATTTTTATATATTTTAAAGTCTAAAGAATCTACATCTATTTCAAATAACTTGTATTCGTATATAAAGCAAATTAATTTATCAAAATACTTTTTATAATCATCTAAAATACTATTACATAAATCTATTTTTTCCTTTTTTGTTGTATTTTTACCTTTTTTATTTTTATCAAAATATTCGTTTAATTTATCAATACAATTAATTAGTATTTGTACAATACTAAAGCAAGACTTTATATCACAAATACAGTTAATTATATTTGTATTATTAGTATTTTCATTTAATTTTTTAGAATATAAATTCGTTTTACAAATATTTTTCACTTCACTATAAGAATTTATAAAATTATAAGAAAAATCTTTAAAAGATACTATCGATATGTGTTTAAAATCATCTTTTTTTAAAATATCTTTATTTAATTTAAAATAATAACTCGGTATAATCGTTGAAAATACAGTATATTCGTTATACAAATCCCAACATTGATTTTCATAAATTTGATTATGAAATATTGTAGATTCCGACATACTATACAACATATCAGAATAACGACTCAGTAATAAATCATTATCACTCTTTTTTTCAGCATTAATAAAATTGTAATTTTGATATATACTATTAGATAATACTTGAGGTTCTGATATACTAATTTCAAATGATTTATTAAAATCAAATGTCTTGTTATAATCCAATAAATAAGACATTTTTTGGATTAAATCTTGATCTTCATTTTTCATATCAACTGCTTTTATAAAATTATCAAATTGTATATTCTTACTTAAATACCATTGTTCTACTAAAAAAAATAATTGTCTAATATCATATTGTGATTTTTCTATCAATTTTTTATTATTTTCCTTTGTTAAATTCAACTTTTCAGATTCGTTTATATCTGATAACATTTTATTTAATTCTAATAAACTAGGCTTTTTAAATTCTATCAAAGTACATCCTTTATTATTATTACAATATACATTTGTATATTTTAAATTATTACATACTAAAATAATAGGTATATTATACCGAGAATGTATCGAATCTACAAATGTATCTAAACCTTTTTCACATAATTCTATATTATCAATAAAAACAATATTTTGTTTATTACGCTTTTTTGTAAATATATTTTCTAATGTCAAAGAATTAAAATCAACCATCGCATTTAATATATCATTTGTTTTTTCATTAGAAGATAAATTATCTATATCTATATTTATTAAATTATATGCTTTAAACAAACATTCAACTGTAACAGATTTAGCACAACCTATAGGACCATGTAAAAATAAAATTCGTTTTAGACAAATATTGTGTTCACTGTTTGACCCCAACATTTTAATCCATTTTCTTATATGATTTATTATATCTTTATGGAAAAGAGATTTTTGTACAGTTGGTTTATATTTTGTTGCAAACATCGTTATTACTTTTACGTTATTACTTTTACGTTATTACTTTTACGTTATTACTTGTACGTTATTACTTGTACGTTATTACTTTTACGTTATTACTTGTACGTTATTATTATTACTTGTACGTTATTATTATTACTTGTACGTTATTACTTGTACGTTATTACTTGTACGTTATTACTTGACTTTTTATTCATTTTGTTTTCTTACTTTACATACACTTTCGTTACGTCGTTAGATCGTACGGTTTAATTTATTGGTAGAATACAAGACAAGAACAATGTCAACGCCTATTCAAGAAACTTTTCAAACATATCTCCAATTACAAAAGCAATTGGTAGAGATGAGAAAAAATATGAAAGCTGTAAAAAAAAATACAGATGCATTAGAATTAGAAATAAAAGAATACATGACACAAAATGATATGGATAGCGTATCATTAAAGGATGGAGAAATTGTTTTATATGCTCGTAAAATACCACAAACATTTAAAAAAGAAGTAATTATGGAAAAAATTAATGAAAAATTAAAAGATACTCAAAAATCAGAAGAATTAGCACAATCCATTATACAAAATAAACAATTTATAGTAGAAGATAAAATAAAAGCTATCATCAAGAAAATTTAGATAAATATTATTGATAATTAAAGTTCAGTTTCAATAACAAAAAAGTATTCATTATATTTATCTAAACGTTTATATCCGATCAATTTTTTTTATTAAATTTTATTTTATTTTTATAATATATAAAATGAAAAATAACTCCACATTGATTATAGGTATGTTTGCAATGATAATAATAGGTGCTTTTTCTTTGTTTTACAACGCAAATTATGTAGAGGGGTTTTTTAATGTTCAGGATATGATGGGGCGAATGGGGTTACAGGCACCGGCATCTGATATTCACCAGCAGAAGATGGAGCGTGATAAGAGGAGGGAGCATGAGCAGAGGATGGAGCATGATAAGAGGATGCAGCATGAGCAGCATCAGAGGAGGCATGAGCAGAAGATGGAGCATGATAAGAGGAGGGAGCATGAGCAGAGGAGGGAGCAGCATCAGATAAGGGAGCTGTCCGGAAATGAAGGTGAGGTTGCAAATTTTAATTGTGCAGTTCGATCAGGTAATATTATTTACGGAGCAAACGGGCACAATGTCAACTACGATATACCTCCAGGTTCTACGAATATACGAGTAGATAATAGCTTGAGAGGTGATCCTATTGGTGGAGTAGCTAAAAGATGGAATGCAAGATATAATTGCCAGTAAAAATGACAAGTTTATTAAACGAAAAGTAAAAGTAAACCATAATTCTATATATTTGCATTAGTTTGTATCGGTATAAACTTGTCATTTATACTTATACTTATACTTATACTTATACTTATACTTATACTTATACTTATACTTATACTTATACTTATACTTATACTTATACTTATACTCGTAGTCGAGTGAAAAATCAAGTTTTTTAAAAGATATTTTATCGGTTAAAAAATAAAAATTAATTTATATTAATGACTATCAGACCACATTAACAAATCTGATAGAATTATTTATCGTCTACCCTTCGTAGGATTATGTTGCCAATCGCTATGCCAATTTGGATCAAAACCTGCTCGATTATAATCACCTCCCGCAGCCCAAATATGTCCGTCGTGTCGAATAAGGATACCTGATCCAGTGGCAATATTACCTGATTTGTCATATTTGTTAATAGCAAAATGATTTGGATCACGCATACCAATCACCCACTCGTCACCGTTTGGATGACGCATAATGATATTTCCTTTTACAATAAGATCGTCACTTGAAAAAAACACGAAATATAAAATTACAAGAAATACTACTACTCCAACTACACCTCCTACTATCATTAATTCTTGATTCATTTTATTTTTATATATTCCCTATATATTTTTTTTTTTTAAATAAAAATATATAGGGAATATAAATAATATAATAAATATATATTACTTATATTATTTATATTATTTATATTACTTATATTATTTATATTACTTATATTATTTATATTACTTGTATTTCACACAAGAAGAGCTAATAAAAATATCTTAAATATATTCAAGTCGTATAATTATTTCAAACTTCAAATTATCTAAACTATAATTGCAATTATTGTTAAATTTAAAACCTATAGTTTTTAAATCAAAATCTTCATGTGCAGTTATGTCGTATTGATTGTTTTCTGAAGAAAATGTCAACATCTTTCCAAAATCCCTTTCCATATCTAAATGCAATGTATTATAATAACAAAAGTTTTTTTTAGTAGTTTCGTATTTATTTAACGGAATATCATTTAAAAATATTTGAACATAAATTTTTTCAAATATATTTGTATCATGTGACCCCTCTGCCATATATATTGAATTATTGGTATAAGATATTCTACTAAAACCACATATTTTTTGTAAATTATAATTATAATCGTTTTCTATAAAAATTAAAGAAAAGGTGTTATTGTTATTGTTATTGTTATTGTTATTGTTATTGTTATTGTTATTGTTATTTGTAGTAAAAAAAACTCTATTTTTTAATATATTTACAAATAATTTAAAAGTATAATCTTTATTTTTATTTATAGAATATAAATTCAAAAATTTTGTCATACATTCCAGTAGATTATGAATTGAATAATATCCGATAGGTATAGTTATAAGAGTTTTTACACTTTGTTCTATAATATAAAATTTATTGTTTAATTCATTAATATTATACATGTCACATTTTAAATAAATTGACTGCAAATCTATACTTTTTAATTTAGGTACGTCTATATTATACATGTACTGTATTTTATTATTTTTATTATTTGATGAGTTGTGAGAATCATCTGACATGAAATGAATATAACGCTCTTTTAATTCAATGGAATTTTTATTTTTACCATTTTCATTTAATTCAAATTGTCGTCTAACGTCTAACGTGTTATCAGATCTAACGTCTTTATCAGACCTAATGTCTTTATCAGATCTAATGTCTTTATCAGATCTAATGTCTTTATCAGATCTAACGTCTAACGTGTTATCAGATTTATCAGATTTATAAGATTTATAAGATTTATAAGATCTAACGTCTTCGTTAAAGGCATTTTTTAACGTGTTATTATTAACGTCTTCGTTAAAGGCATTTCTTTCGTTAAAGGCATTTCTTTCGTTAAAGGCATTTCTTTCGTTAAAGGCATTTCTTTCGTTAAAGGCATTTCTTTCGTTAAA